ATTGAAGGAATCTAAGAAAGACGACAAGCACAGATTGATGTATTAGGTGAATTATTACGCACAATAGATGATTATATGACTTGTGAAATACAAGATGTATTAAACAATAGTGAAATATCAACTGCAATCTTTGAAGAAGACGCAGATGGATTTTTACACGGGGTTAAAGATGATTTGGAATTACTTAAAGGAACATATGAAGGTCTTATGGCTGTTGCTGAAAAAGATGGCTACGAAGAAATAGCAAACTATGCTCAGGAACAAATACTAGATATCGCAAAGAGCATATGGATGCTCAATGCAACATTAAGTTAAGACACCGATAGTGCTATTAAGAACCACTTGATTTTGTGTCTTTCTAAAGTGGGCATCAACGAATTGGCAGGCGAGTTTATACAGCACTGACTTTTTTGTAAGCATAACTACCACGAACATCATAACCGTGTTTTTGGTGTAGTTTTAAGAATGCAGACTGATCTTTACGCATTGTGGTAGAACAGATAATAGGAACATTTGCCAATGTAGCAAATGCCTCCCACAAATGTAACATATCAGTTACAAGTTTTACTCTATCTCTTGTGGATAGAGTTAATGACAAATGAGCCATTTTAACAATGACCATTTCGTCATCGGACCAAGGTGAGTGTTCACCTGCTTTGGCCCAAGTATAAGCAACAATAGTGTTGTTTATGTCTGTTGCAACTGATAATAGTTCAGTTGTAGGACAATAGAATTGATTGACGACAGCAAGTGTAATGTTGCGACTATATGCAACGGGGTCTGGGGTAAAGATAGTGTCTATTTCAACACTAAAATGGTCTACAGCCATTTTTACGATGTGTGGCACATCTAAGCCGGTACAGGGTCTCCAAGTATAAGTCATTTCTATTCCTTTGTGATAGTCTATTTAATATTAGAAAAATAAGGAAGATAAATACTTTATGGAAAAGATTACAACAACAGCAAAGAAACCCAAGGGCGGTGCTCGTCCAGGTGCGGGTCGTAAAAAAGACGGACGCAATCAACTTAGTGTTGGTGGGTTATTAGAGATGCTAGAAATCAAAGCAGGTGGAAAGCCCTACGAGGAACTACTTGTAAATGATTTCTTATTAGCAAGACAGAATAATGACAGTCAGTTAATCATTAAATATCATAACTTGATATTAAACAAAGTAATGACTAATATGGCTAAGATTGAAGTAACAGATAGTAGTGATGCTATTGAGGCTAAGAAAGTTGCATTTGCAGAAGCATTGGCAAAACTTACTGGTTTAAGCAAAGAATAAATAGTATTATGAAAAACGGATTATACGCAAATATTCACGCCAAGAGAGAACGCATAAAAGCAGGCTCTGGTGAAAAGATGCGTAAGCCGGGCACTAAAGGTGCACCAACAGCAAGTGCGTTTAAGCAAAGTGCAAAAACGGCAAAGACAACAAAAGGAAAATCCAAATGAAAGCAAATGGTAAAACACAAACTGATAGCAATATGAACTTTGACGGTATGGAGCGTATTGCTCCTGGTCGTGTTAGCAAAGATTACTGTAGCAATCAATATACTGGAACTTCAAACGAAGGAAAATTAATCAACAAGGGCCGTGGTCCTACAGTTGGTAATAAGAGTGACGATGGTCCTACTTATCCAGATGCAAGAGTAATGCCTGCAATACCAAAACAAGGTACAGTTCGTGATAACATTAATCGTGGTCATCAAGTTCGCAGTAGCGGTGGTGGTCGTTTCCCTGAAACACGCACTTGGAATCCAAGCGCAGGTCAGAACTATAAAGGCAATCCAGACAGTATCAATATGGGTCGTGGTCCAACGAAAGGTAATCAAATATGATATTGAATACAAGTTTCTTTCAACCAACAGGCAATCTATATACTGCAACATATAGTACTGCCTCGGCAACTATTACTATCCCAGTTTCGGAACAAGTATGGAATAATGTTCGTATCACTAATGCTACTGCCAATGTAGTGTTTATGAATATATCAACAACTAATCCTGGTAATATTGCCGCACCAACAACAGGTGCAAGTGGATCAAGTAATGTATTTTCAGTTCCACCTTCACAAACAAGTTTTATAAGCACAGGCATTACAAGTCCTGGTAATGTTTATATTAGCACAATCTCTATTGCAGGCACAGGCGCAGTAGGAATACAAACAGGAAGCTTCTTATGATGAACACAAAAAACCCCCAAGCAAAAGCAATCAATCAAAAACGTGGACCTACAACTGGCAATCAAGGCACAAGTAGCAAGCGCAATGATTTTATGAAAATGAAATCTACAAGTAGTGGTGAGAAATCACAACTAGCAGATATGGTAATATCAGCACTTGAAACACGTGGTCGTGGTATGAAGCCATACATTGATCCTACAGTTGAAGGCTTACACGCTAACACTAATGTTGGACCTAAAAAGAATTCAACAGCAGATGGTAGCAAACTACCAAGCAAATACAAGAAACCTACAACTAAAGGTTGATTGAGTAAATACACTTGAGTAGCATAGGGCTACTCAAGTTTTGTATAGTTAATTTAAGGAAAAGAAATGACGACAGAAAAAAACATCTGGGATGATGAAGCAATTTCATCTGTAGAACCTACAACAACTCCCACAAAAAAGAAAACAACAAAAGCAATCACAGTAGAGCGCCAATCAACAGAGTTTGACTTAGAAGGTCTAATGACTGACTTCCCTACAGCCAAAGAACTTGAGCGTTTTGTATTTGACCAAACTGGTGTAGTATTGAACTTAAAAGGTCGTGCTAACAAACTGAAATATCAAACAGCAATGGATGTATTAAATGGTAGTGATGTTGATCCAGCATTCTTAGGAACTGATAATCCATATGTAGATAAAGTTGATATGGTTCCTATTGAAGATTTGAAACCAGTGCCTAAGCGTGATGACTCATTACCTAATATAGAAGAAATACAAAACTTATTCTATAGTCCTCTTGTTCCACATCCAGTAGAAGAATATCGTGCTAGAGGTAAAAAATGTCATTGTATGTTTAGAAAATACAAGACTGGTGCTATCAGTTATGAAATACTAGGTCCATTAGAACAAGTAGCACACGGAGAAAAGATTGACAAGTATGGTCGCACTCGTCCAGAGATTTACAAATGGGTAGATCCACGCACTGGTGAGCAAACTGTTCAGCGTGAAGATGGAACATTAACTCCTATCGGTCGTAGATTGCGTAGTATGATGCAAGCAATGCGTGTTAACAAATCAAGTCAATGGGATGTATGGATTGACCGTGAGTTTGGCACATTGAACCAAGATGCTATTAGCAATCCTTGGGACTTAAGTAAAGGCACATAATGGAAAACGCAAGAGACACCGAAATTCGTCAAGCACAAGAACTAACGAAAGTGCGTGAAACATTAATCTTACAAAAGATTAACGCAAGTCATCGTGTGGCTTTTGCTGAAAAGTTTCCAGGTCAATGCGAACACATATTACGCTTATTAACAGAACGACTACAAGCAGGTCTTGATAAGCGTGATGGTGTAATATTAGATGATCCAGACACTTGGAAACTAAGTCCTACAGAACTAAAAGATGTTAGTCAAGCACTAGAAGCAGTTTACTTTGTTCATAAAGATTTGAAGGCTAACTAATGCTTAGTGAAGATGTTCTAATGGCGAGAGCATTGCGATATAGTGTGGATGAAAACAATCTAACTATAGACGCATTAAAAACAATACCAGGGCCATTAAAAACAAAACTAATGGATTTGAGTATTGAGATTGCTGAAGATATGAGATATCATCAACTAAAGTATTTCAGACCTTTCAAGCATCAAACAGAGTTCTTCAAAACAGGAACAAGTGAGCGTAGAGGTATTCTTGCCGCTAATCGTATTGGTAAAACAGTATCAACTTGTTTTGAAACAGCATATCACTTAACAGGATTATATCCTGATTGGTGGGAAGGTCATCGCTTTACTGGACCTATCACAGCAATGGTTGCTGGTGAGGGTTGGAGTCAGGTAGCGTTAGTATTACAAAATGAATTGTTAGGAACACAGGATGTCAAAATTTCTGAAAATCTTGGATCTGGTGCTATACCACGGGAGTGTATTATTACTAATACTATGCGTAATGATGGGGCAAACTGCATTGGAGTGGAGATTAGGCACAAGTCTGGCGGTAATAGTTATTTGTTATTTGCCAATTATACGCAAGAAGTTAGGCAGTTACAAGGATTCAAACTCAACCTTGCCGTCTTTGACGAACAGCCACCGGACGACTTCTTCAGTGAAATCGTTACACGAACCGCGACAACGCAAGGTAAGGTATTATGTTCATTCACGCCATTAAAAGGATTGAATGGATTAGTAAGTAAGTTCTGGAATAAAGAAGAAGGCTATGAGTTTATTCGTGTTAGTTGGGATGATTGCCCTGAGTATGATCCCTGGGGACTACCATTCTTATTAAACGCAACTCGTAGACAACTTGAGCGTGATTACTTACCACACGAACGAGAGGCTCGTATTGCTGGTAAACCTGTTATGGGTAAAGGTGCTGTGTTCCAACTTAGCAACTGGCCTACATACAAAACAGGTGAGATTGACTTTACACGAATGCCAAACATACAACGAGTGATAGCACTTGATTTAGGCTTAGTAAATGACAAAACAGTTATTAGTTTAATATATTGGGAACCATATGAGCGTGTTGCTTACTTACATAGACAAATCATTGTGCAAGGTATTGAGGAGGCTGTCCCCACTCAGTATATCAATCATCTCCTTCGCCCTGAAGTGTTTGGCACTCCTATTGTTTTACCTGCTGATGCAAACACTAGTGGGAGATACACGATGAGTTCAAGTAGCATTAGAGAACTGTTTGAAAGTTATGAACTGAATGTATATGAGAAAGCAATAATGAATCCTCCAGATAACGAGGGTCGTGTGACTAATCACAAGAGTTATGGTATCAATCAAATGCGTCAAATGTTAGAAGTGGGAAGTTTAATGGTTAATGAGAACTGTACAAACTTTCTAAGTGAAGCACAAAACTATTTTGTTGATGAGCGTGGCAGATTCAGTGATCCAGATGACTGTATTGATAGTTGTCGTTATGGAATACTTGCTTGCTTGCAAGGAATAGCAGAACCCTGGGATAATCGCAGTCCACAACAAAGAATGATGGCACAACGAGATAGATATGTAAAAAGAGATGACAGCAATAAACCTGCTTGGAAGAAGTCATACTCAGCAACTTAAGGAATAGAAATGAATAAGTATAGTATTATATGTGCAGACCCGCCCTGGGATTATGGCGGGCAAACACAACACGCAGGAACTAAAAGTTCTGATACAGGCGGCGCAATAGGTCATTATCCAACAATGAAAACTGTTGATATGATAACAACATTTAGACCACTGATTGACAGTTGGTGTGAAGAAGATTGTTTGTTGTTTATGTGGACAACTTGGCCTCATCTAAATCAAGCAATATGTCTTGGTGAAGGTTGGGGATTCAAATATGTTCACACACCATTTGTTTGGAACAAGATGAAAACTAATCCTGGCTTTTACACAATGACACAGACAGAACCTGTATTGTGCTTCAAAAGAGGTAAGATACCTCAGCCAAGAGGCACTCGCAACGAAAGACAACTGATTGACGAAATGCGAACTAAACATAGTGCTAAACCACAAGAATGTTACACTCGCATAGAACGAATGTTTCCTACACAAAAAAAGATGGAAATGTTTGCAAGAACAAAAAGACCCGGATGGGATTCATTTGGTAATGAGGTATAATATGGAACCAAGATTTTTAGTAACAGTAAACGATAATCCACCTGTGATTATGTGCGAAAAACACGCACAAACATTTGAAAAAATAATGATGGTAGGACAAATACCCTGCACAATATATGAGTTAGATGAGGATGAAGAACAGAAGAAATGTCACGCTTGCAACTTAGTGGGCGACATTATGGACAATCAGCCCCGTATAATATTACCAAACTAAGTGTTTTACAAAAGACTAAATAGTAGATACTAAAGGTAAACCCCCCATTATGTTAGATATTAAGAATATCCCAATTGATAACATCAATCAAAATAGAACGATGAACGCAAGATTCGTTCGTATGAAGAATCAAATGGATGTCAAAATGGCATCTTATTTGCGCTATTTAGGCACTAAAAACGCAGTCAATCGTGCCAGTGATTATCACTATCTATGTCTTGCTGTAACTGAATCAACAGCACCAGTGAATGGTATTGACTACATTCACCCCTCAGTTAAACCCGTCGTAGATTACGCAACAGCAGTTATTGCTAAGGGACTAATGCCTAACGGAGAAATCAACTTTGAGTTTGTAGCAGACACAGAAGATGATGAAATAGCGGCAAGACAAGCAACTGATATGGTCAGTAAAGTTGTTAATCAAATGAATGATCCACACTTTATATTAGAGCGTTGGATTATGGATGCAAATATGCACAAGAATGGTATGATGATGATTAAACCCATTCGTGAACCTATTGTTCGTTATGTTGAAACACAAGGAACAAACGACCAATTAAAAGCATTTGAACAACAAGCCAGTGAAAGTGGATTAACAGCATTGCGTCAAAGCAAACGCAGAGTTAGTGTTGATATGGAAAAGGTAATAGCTGAAATACAACAGAATTTAGGTGAAGAAGTATCATCAGTCAACAAAGCAAAACTAGATGCACTATTTGGCGCAATGTCAATAAATGAAGAAATTGAAGAAACAGTAGATGGCTATGAAACAATTGCAGATGCAGAACAAAGTGTATTAGACGAAGCAATTAAACGCAACACAATCTATACAGCAAAGTATAAACTAACTGGTTACAGCATTAACATTAGATTTCATCCTATTGCACAACACTATTGGATTTGTGATCCAACTGTACCAGAAATGAAGGATCAACCATTCTGTGGTTATTACGATCCAATGAGCATACAAGAAGCAATGGAGTTATATCCAGGCATCAACTTAGAAGAATTTAGGGTCCACGCCGAATACAATATGAATGGTGCATATCAAGCAGGTAGTGTATTAAACAACTTAGCCATTCACGCACGTGACAGTGTTCCAGTTATGGGTATCCCTGTAAGTAGTGCAAGTAGTGCTGATCCTGATAGTCGTCAAATATCAATAGTTACAGTTTGGAACAGATACGATATTGATGGTGACGGTGAGTTAGAACTAGTTGAGTTGATTTACTCTGGTTCATACATTATCAGCGCAAGAGAAGTAGAATTTATTCCTGTTGCTAATATGTGTCCTAAACCACTACCAGGCAACTTCTATGGTATGAGTATTGCTGAAAGTGTTATTCCTATGCAAGAATATAACACAAGTGCGGCAAGAGCAGAGATACAACTAGGCTTATTAACAGCAACACCTCGCATTGGTGTTAAGCCAGACAGATTAGATTTTGAAATGCTACAAGATGGCGAAGCCGCTATCTTTATCTTAGACAGCAAGTTTGATCCAGCAAAAGACATTTATCAACTGCCTCCTCCATCAGGAAACTTACAATTCTTGGAAGTTGCGATGAATCGTATCCAACAAGATACAATGGCTATGGTTGGTATGACTACACCTAGTGATGTATTCAATCCTGAAGTTATGGCTCCTGGTAACAGTGGTATTAAACTACAACTAGCATTAACGCCTAACCAAATCATACAAGACAATACTATTCGCAATAGTGCAGAAGGTCTTAAAGAAGCATTGTGGCTAGTATGGCGCACATTGATTCAGTATGGTGATGATTATGGTGTTAAGAAATTAGCGCAAAACTTCCACCCAGACAAAATGCCTGTGTTCTTAGATTATCAAGCGTGGGACGATATGAACTTCTGTGATAGAAAACAGATTCATATGGAATTATCAATTGGTATGATGAGTGAAGAAAACGCATTGGGCCGACTACAAATCATTCAGAAATGTCAGAATGAGTTGTATCAAGCTACACAAGGTATGGTAATGCAAGGCACATTAACGCATGAAATCTATCAGAAAATTAAGAAGCCATTTGCTGAT